TATGGACAAACAAGTTGTTGTAGTGGTGCGGCATGCTCAGGATCTACACAATGTTGTAATCCCGTAGATTACGGAAACGGGTGGGCTTCATGTGCTCATATGTGTGGGTCTGGATGTGTGTATAATTACTCTTTTCCTGGACCATATTATTACTGTAGCTAAAATTCTTTAAGGTGAAAATTATGTTTGATGATATTTTTAAGAAAATTAATAAGTACATATTAAATGCCAATGACGTTATTTTAGTAGCTATTGTTGCTGAAAGTTGTGTGCGGCAAAAACCTATACTTGTTGAACAGATTAAAAAATTTATTAGTGAAAAAGATCCTACCATAAAATTATTTGATATTTGTATACCTGAAGAAGAAATGCCTTTACCGAGAATTGCAACACAAATTGTATATTTTTACGTTCCTGGTAATATCAATCCTATATTTCATAGAGCTGGATTACTAAGTGAAAGTATGTTAGAACGTGATATAATTAATTTACGTAAGGTGATGCAAGGAAAAACATTTGAAACTATTTTCTATCCAGAAAATCCTGGGATAGAAAAAAAGATTGATGAAATGATAGAATCTGAGAATATTGACCGTTTCCCATCAATGTTTCAACAAGCAAGAAATTTTGCAGTAGAATCATGGAAAGCTAGTAAAAGATTGATGTCTGGGGGAAATATTTTAGTTCCGTCAGAAATAGCGTTTGAGCGTTACAGTATATGTCAAACGTGTCCGTTCCTTGAAAACAGTAGATGTAAAAAGTGTGGGTGTTTTATGGAAGCAAAAACGCATATTGCAACTTCAGAATGTCCTATAAACAAATGGTCAAAAGTTGATGTATGACAGTTAAAATAAAAAAAATTTTGTCAGATGAACAGCTGTCTACTATCTTATTAGAAGCTCAAACATCAGAACAAAAATCACTATTAAATAGCTCTTTAGATTATGAGATAGGAAATACGTTATTACATTTAGCAAATTCTATATCTGAACAAACTTTAAATTTTATGGGTAGTTTAAAACAAAAACACACTAGAAGTGATGTGTTTAAGTTATCTCATATCGTAAAAAGTTTTGACTTTTCTGAGCAACCTAAATTTGTATTCGTGATTCAACTAAAACCTTTTCAAGAAAACAATACTGCCCATCCTGTGTTTCTTGTAAATAGTGATAACAGATTAAGCATTAGTATGATTCTTGAAGAAGGTGATGGATATTTTCACAATTTACAAAATCCCCATGTTTTGTTACCGTTCGACTGTGCTGAAAATGATGTTTCTGTGAGATTGTATCTATTTTATGGATGATAAATATTATTATCTACCTATTCTCTAATAGAGATTAATATGCCTATTACTACACGCCAAGAATTAAAAGATTACTGTCTCCGCCGTTTGGGATATCCCGTCATTGAAATCAACGTGGATGAAGATCAGGTAGAAGATAGAATTCAAGACGCCTTAGAGTTTTGGAATGAATATCATTTTGACGGTGTAGAAAAAATTTATCTCAAGGCACAAGTCACAGCGTCTACATTACGCTTACAAGGTATGGGCGCGGGCTTATTCACGGTCGGTGAAATCATTACCGGTGCCACTTCAGGAGCGACCTCGACCATTTATGAAATTGTCGGGTTAAATCAATTCAAGCTAAAGGGTACAGACGGCACCTTTGCTAATGGTGAAGTCATCACAGGATCTATATCAGGTGTTTCAGCTACAACACATGCCTCAACTGCCTTTACGTTAGGTAACTGGGACTCACAATATTTCGATATTTCTGATGCCGTCACAGGTGTCACCCGTGTATTCTCTATTGGACCTGCAAACGTCGGCTCATCGCCACGAAATATCTTCGATGTTGTGTATCAGTTCCGTTTGACCGACTTATATGATTTAATGTCGAGTGATTTGATTTATTACGCGCAAGTCAAAACGCATTTACAAATGTTAGAAAATTTGTTGCCATCAGATCGCAATATTCGATTCAATAGAAAAATGAATCGTTTATACATTGATGTGAACTGGCTCGAAACATTTGTACCTGACAACTATATCGTGGCTGAATGTCATCGTATCCTTGATCCGAATCAATTCACTGAAGTTTATAACGACATGTTCTTGAAGCGCTATGCAACATCCTTGATTAAACGTCAGTGGGGCGAAAACATGAAGAAGTTCGGCGGGATTCAATTGCCAGGCGGCGTGATCTTAAACGGCAAAGAAATTTACGATGAAGCGGTCACAGAAATCATGAAGATCGAAGAAGAAATGCAAAGTCGTTACGAATTGCCTGTAGATTTCATGGTGGGATAATCCCATGCCCACAAATTTTTATTTTCAGTCAGGAAATACCTCAGGAATAACGAACGAACAACGCCTCGTTGAAGATTTAATTATCGAGAGCTTAAAAATTTACGGGCATGATGTTTATTACTTGCCGCGTACTCAAGTAAAGCTTGATACGTTATTTGGTGAAGATATTTTAAGTCAATTCACTCAAGCATATCCCATTGAAATGTATTTAACGAATGTGGATGGCTGGGCAGGTGAAAAAGAAATCTTTACAAAGTTCGGCATTGAAGTTCGTGATAAAGCGACATTCGTTGTTGCAAAACGTCGCTGGGAAAATAGCGTTGAACAAATGGCGCAACTCGTACAACTTCCTGAACGTCCTGCTGAAGGTGATTTAATTTATCTACCAAAAACTGATGCGATGTTCGAAATTAAGTTTGTCGAACATCTTGATCCGTTTTTCCAAGTTGGCAAATTCTACGTCTATAATCTACAATGTGAATTGTGGCAATACAGCTCAGAAGCTGTGCAAACAGGTATTGATGAAATTGATGATGATTTTGTTGAAAGATCCGCCAATATCTATGCCTATGATATTTTGGCACAAACAGGAGATCGTATCTTAACACAAGCGGGTGGATCAATTATCTCCAGTTCCTATAGCTTAGAAAATAACAATATCTTAAGTGATAATGATGACTTCCAAACACAAGGTCAAAGTATTTTGGACTTTAGCATTATCAATCCTTTCGGTGAAGTCTAATGTTTAACAACCAGCATTTTTATCATCAACACATTCGTAAAGCTATTATTGCGTTTGGGACGATATTTAATAACATTAATATTCGTAGAACAAACGCTCAAGGTGAAGTCGTACAAACTTTAGTGGTACCATTAAGTTATGCGCCAAAGCAAAAGATTATTGCGCGTGTGCAGGAAGTCGCAAATCTTGAAGAAGGTCGTGCAAAGTTCGAAGTAACCTTGCCACGTATTGGATTTGAAATAACCTCACTAAATTATGACTCGTCCCGTAAATTAGTGCCGATACAAACGGTTAAGGCCGTAAATGATGCTACAGATACGATGCGTCATACCTTTGTGTCTACGCCATATAACATGGGTATTAGTATGAGCATTTTTGCTAAGAATCAAGATGACGGATTGCAGATTCTTGAACAAATTTTGCCATACTTTAATCCTGATTTCAATGTCACGATTAATGAACTTCCTGTTCTTAACGCGAAACGTGACTTACAGTTTGTACTTGATAGTGTGAACTATAATGATGAATATGAAGGTAACTTCGATCAACGCATGTCGGTCATTTGGGATTTAAACTTCACCGTCAAGATTAACTTCTACGGCTATGTTGATACTGCGAACGTCATTAAGAAAACAATTACAAACTTGTATGCAGAAAATGCCGATGGTACCGGTATAGGTACACAGATTACATTAACGGCGACAGGTGATGCGAAAAATTATACTTTTGTTGAGGAATTCGATACTGTATTCCTAGGTGACTAAATATGTTTGAAGAATTAGATAAAAAATTTGATGTGACTCCTATCACACCTGAAGTTCAAGCGGTAGTAAAAACAGAAATAACTGATGACACAGAAAAAGCCAGAGAAACCCTTCACACGTTAATTGCGAAAGGCAATGACGCTATTGATGGTATTCTTAATATTGCAAAAAATAGTGATCATCCACGAGCATATGAAGTCGCCGGACAACTCATCAAAACGGTGTCTGATGTAGCGAAAGATTTGGTTGATGTACAAAAAAAGAAGCAGGACCTTGAAAGAAAAACACAAGCACATAATATAGGAACGCAAAATAACGTATTTGTCGGATCAACACATGAACTGATGAAAATGTTAAAAAATGCACAACCTATAGAAGATGCGGAGATTATTGATGAATGATGTGGCTTATCATGGTAATCCCAATCTTAAACCTATAAGGATTATCCCTTCAGTATACTCAAGATCAAATTGTTGAATTAATTAAATGTCAACAAGATCCGCATTATTTTATTGAGAACTATTGTTACATCGTAACGCTTGATGAAGGATTGAAGCTATTTAAACTTTATGATTGCCAAAAGAAAAAAATAGATGTCATTTTAAATAATCGTAAAGTCGTTCTCATGGAAGGTCGTCAGCAAGGAAAGACGATTACGGCAGCAGCATGTATTCTTTGGTATACCTTATTTCTAAGAAAGTAAAACAGTTGCGATTCTTGCAAACAAAGGAAGTTCTGCGCGTGAAGTTTTATCACGTTATCAAACGATGTACGAAAATTTACCTACTTGGTTACAACAAGGTGTGCGTACATGGAATAAAGGTGACGTAGAATTAGAAAACGGTAGTCGTATCTTTACCTCGGCGACTACGGCATCAGGTATTCGTGGTAAGTCAGTCAACTGGTTGTATATTGACGAAGCTGCGATTATTCCAAATAATGTTGCTGAAGAATTTTTCGCTTCTGTCTATCCGACTATTTCTGCCGGTGTGACAACAAAAATATTGTTGACCTCAACGCCATTAGGATATAATCATTTCTGGAAGTTTTGGAACGAAGCGGAACAACAAAAGAACGGGTTTGTACCTTTCTTTATTCCGTATTGGGAAATTCCTGGACGTGATGAAAAATGGGCGGAAGAACAACTTCGCACACTCGGGGAAGTTAAATTCAATCAAGAAGTTCTCTGTCAATTTCTTGGATCTAGTAATACCTTAGTTAGTGGGCGGGCCTTGTCAGTCATGTCAAGTGTTGAGCCGATTTTCAAAAACATGAACTTTGACATCTATGAGAATCCAGAACCCAATCACCAATACATTATTGTTGTTGACGTATCACGAGGAATTGGTGGCGACTATTCAGCGTTTACGGTCGTTGATGTCTCTGAATCACCATATAAGTTGGTAGCAAAATATCGGGATAACAAAATTGCACCGATGTTACTTCCTGATGTAGTATATAAAGCCGCCAAAGATTACAACGATGCCTATGTGTTAGTCGAAATTAATGATATCGGCGGACAGGTCGCTGATATTCTGCATAATGAACTTGAGTATGAAAATTTGTTGTGTACTGTTGTAGAAAATAATCGAACCTATATCTCCCCAGGATTCGGCAAATCTACGACGAAAGGAATACGTACTAATAAATCAGTCAAACTGTATTGGATGTTTTGGCTTAAAGAGTTTAATCGAAGAACAGAAGTTATTAATTTTTGATG